TTCCCGCTACATCGTCATTAGTATCATCACTTACTACATCAACAGTAACTGCCGAAGATTGCCAAGGATAGTCGTTTCCTGTTTCCCAAATAGTTTCAAAAGCACCTGATCCAATAGAACTATTATACCCAAATTTATTAACCATAGAGTAACCAGGAACTTTACCTTGCTGTACGGCTAAATAAAATGGAATGTCATCAACTGTACTTCCACCTGTTATTGGATTGACATTATTACAAGACATTAACAATCACCTCCACTATTTCCACCTTTGAACCAAGCATATCTTTCATTGTCTTCTTTTAAATCTTGTAAGTAAGTAGAATTTAATTGTTCTACTATACCTTGAATTGCTCTGTTAATTTGTTTTTGGTTAGATACATCATATTCTTTTTTAGGTTCTGGTAATCTTACATTAATTTTTGTCATTATCTTCTTCCATCCGGTTGTATATCTAATCTCATTGTTCCAAATCTCCAAGACTCAGAACTAGAATCATTTTCTATTTTTATATTAACAAATCTTCCTCTAGCTCTTGTATCTTTTTTATTTGTTGAAGTTGTAATTGTAAAAGGACTCAATGAAGTAACTGTATCAGATTGTTGTGGATATCTTTTTACAGCTAAAGTTACTTTTGCACTTCCTTGTAAATCTTTAAAGTCAGGTACAAATCTTCTAACTGCTAAAAATACTTCTCCAGCTGTTCCTTCTGCTTGTAAATCAAAGTCATATGATTTAACAAAAGAAGTAACTGTTGTTGTACTACCGTCAGGATTTACTTGATCAGTTCCTACTTCATGTTCAAATAAAACTGTTTGACCTAAACCACTTTCTCCAACAATTACTGGGAAAGTTCCAGTATCTGAACTATTAAATTTAGTTGCAAAAGGTTTTGGATATACACTAGCATCAATCCAAGTTGTTCTAGCTTCGGTGCCAATATACCAAACACCTTCTGGTATTTGTTTTCCTGATCCTTCTCCATAATTATATATAACATATTGATCATTATATTCAGAATTAGTAGAAGGATAATACCAAGTTACTTCAGTAAATTGATTGTTTAATCCTGCGTAAATTTGTTGACCTTTTGTAGTATCTGCTTGATCATAAACATAGTCTTCAACACTACAGGACATTGATTTAACTGTACCATCATACATAAAGAAACCATTATTTGACATCCAAAAAGCAACACCATCTATTTCAACAGCTGCATTTTTACCAATCAATCCACAGTTTGTACCTACTTGTTCAAAACCAAATGTAAAAGGTGAACCAACAAATTTCATTGTATACAATGCATTATCAGTCCAAATTAAAATAACTTCTTTAGCTTTTAATGAACCAATAATTTTAGTTCCATCTTGTAATCTTTGTGTACCTGCTGTGTTTATAGCAGTTGGAGCATATAAGTTAATATTTTCTTGATCTGAAAATCTTATAAACATATCATCTTGAGTAGATGTATCACCAATAGTTGTTTCAGTTCCTAAGTGAATTAAGTGTCTAGTTGTAGGTGAAACAAGTGTAACTCTACTTGCAGTTGGATTATTTGTGGTTTCAAATCCCGCTGTAGTCGTTGATGCTCTTGTTGTTAGCCTTGAAGCATCTCCTGAATTCCATGTAAATGTTTTACCATTTGCAATAGTTGCAATTAAAACTTGACCAAAATTACTTAAAGACCAAAGACCTGGTTCAAGTGATACATCGTTTGCAGACGAAGCATCTCCCCATCCACCTGTACCCCAAGTATCTGTTCCCCAACCATAACCATAAGATTGTGCAGCGGGTCCTACTTGTTCGTAAGGTTTCACATCAATACTTCCGCCTGTTGCAACTGTTCCTGTTGCAGCTGTGCTTTGTGTGATTGTAAATACCGTTGCAGATGTAATACCTGTTACTTGAAATAATTTATCTTCAAAATCAGAATCCACATATCCAGTTCCTCCTGGTAAAGTTACATTATCAAGTAATACAATATCTCCTGTAGATAAATTGTGATTAGATCCTGTTGTAATAGAACAAATTGCTGAAGTATCTGTTGTTGCAATTGTTGCAGAACTTAAAGTAGCTTTTAATGGTGTGATGTCATAAAGCTGACCTTCAAAATAAATAAGTAAAAATTTATCTGTTCCAATAGCAACATATCTGTTTCCATCTAAATCAACAAACGCAAATTCACGTCTTGCAACACCTACAATTGTATCTGTAACTAATGATGCCCAACCACCAACTTTTTCTGGAAGTCCATATCTAAATCTTACATTATCAGAATCAACCCAACGCTGTTCTGCACCAGCTGTTGTATCTTGTTTGTCTATTCCGGGTAAGACTTTAAAATCAATTAGAGCCATCTGTTAGCTCCTATATGTTATCTTTATATGCCCAGCCTCTTGTTGCATTAACATAAACTAATGTAAATGCTGCTGTATTTACAGATATAATTAAATCAGCTGCTACACCTAAAATATTAGAACTGTTTCTACCGATTGTTAAATTATTAGATGCTAGGTTATTACCACTATCTATGAAATGTACTTCATCACCTATTGCAGGGGATGCTGGTAAATTAATTGTAACAGGCGCACCAATACCACTTCCAGAAGTATCTACTAAAACTTGATCACCATTGACTGCTGTGTATGTTGCTCCTGGTGTAACATATCCTTTATTTCTAATACCTAAATTAATATTTGTGCCATCAGAATAAACTAAATTAGTTGAAGCTACTGGTAAAGTAACACCAGTTCCTGATACTGTTTTAACTGTTAAAGTAAAAAGAGAAGAAGATCTATCTGTTGCATCTTCTACTACAAAAACTCTTTCAGCAGAATCTGGCATAGTTACCGTTCTATTCGCTGTTAAAGTTCCGGTTAATTTAAAATAAAAATTTTTACCATTTGATACTGCACCATTAGATAATGCTAACGCAACATCTGCTGATGCTACATCTACTGCAATATATCCAGATACAGCTTGTTCTAATTGTTGTAAATTAGTATTAGTAATTGTACCCCAAGTACCTGATTTTTCACCAGTTGTAATTAGCTCTAATTTTAAATCACTCGAATATGTACTAGCCATTTATTCTCCTTATGGGTTATCTGGATCTATTGGAATCCAAACACCAGTTGCACCTGGAATTATTGGGTTCCAGTTTATCACATCTACGGTGTTAGTTGCAAGGTTTATTTGATTACCTGATACAAGAACATTTCTATTGACTCTAATGGTAACATTACCAATAGTAATCTCTACTTCAGAGCCATTTGGTAATATTCTTGCTTTTCCAATAACAACGGTACCACTAAATGCAGAGTTTGTAATAGTAGTTGAACCATTTGCTCCATCAAAATGAAGTAATACACTTGTTAAGGCATCTGGACTAAATGCACTAGTTGGTTCTGTAAAACTTGATCCTGTATATCTTGCAACAGTTGAAACTCTTAACTCATCAATATAACCATCAAAATCACCAAAGCCATTTTCACCAATATTGAATAAACCATCATCTGGTCTGTTTGGTGTAGATCCTGTTTCTTCTAAAGTTCCATTGATATATAATCGGTGTGTATTTCCCTCTCTTTCAAAAGAAAGCATAGTCCAAACACCTGTAGAAATAGCTGTTGAAGATTGAAATATTATAGTAGAACCATTAACTGTTAACTGAACTTTGTTACCTATTAAATAAGCACTATAAATATTAGCACCTGTTCCTGACTGCCATAAACCATGATAACCTGTAACACTATCAGGTCTAATCCACATATCTATTGTGAAATCACCTGAAGTTAAATCAACATCTGAAGTAGACTCTACGTAATCATTTGTACCATCTAATAATAAAGAAGATACACCAAATTTAGATTGTGCAGTTGAGAGTTGTGCATCGTTAAATGCAGAAAATAAAATACCTTGACCTTCACTTGCAACTTCTAAACCTACTCCATTAACAGCAAAAGCAATACTTACTCCACCTGGATCGGCAAATGGTGAACTAGCAAATGAACTACCTCCAAAAAACATTATGAACCTCTACTTGTTTGGATTGGTACCCAAGTTTGACTTGCACCTGGTACAATACCATTCCATTGTCTAATATTAACTGTTGATGTAGCTAAATCAAGTTCGCTACCTGTTGGAAGTACAGTTGCTTTTGCTACAATTGTAACTGTTCCTGTCGATAAATTTTGTCTGTTTGTTGTAACGGTTACTGTAGCGTTTGCTTTTGTAGTTACATTACCAACTGTAATATCAACTTTGTTTCCTGTAACAGAAATATTTGCATCTGCAACAACTGTAACATCTCCTGTATCTGTATTAACTCTTGATCCAGTAGGCGAGATATTTGCACCTGCGGTTGTTGAAACAGTTCCTGTAGATA